AAAGAAGAGGGAACATTAAGGAATTTTCCTATCACGGGACTAAAGGAACCTATTCCTAGTAATAGACAAGTATCAATCTTTTTGCCTCTCGCACTTGCGTTTCGTGATAATGTTGCATATGATAATGTGGACATTGGTGGTATGGGCGCGGCCGCCCAGATGGGTCTACAGGGTGGAACGGGTGCATTATCAGAGATGATTAATGCTGGTGCAAAAACTCTGGCTAGCGGTTTGACTGGTTCTGGTGGTGCTGATATGGCAAAATTGGGCGCAGTGAAACTTGCTTCTAAATTACCTGATGAATTCGCAGGCGCATTTAAGGCTGCGGGTCGGGTGACAAGTAATCCAAACACTCGTGTTCTTTTCAAACAAGTCAATCTACGAGAGTTTGCCTTCACATTTAAATTTCTTCCCACTTCTCAGAAAGAAGCAGAAGAAGTAAAAGAAATCATAAAACTCTTTCGGACAGAACTATATCCCGAAGATATAACTCTTCCTGTCCCTGTCGGCGGAACTTCTTCAATCTCTATTGGATATAAGTTTCCTAATAGGTTTCAGATTGAGGTTCTATATGATGGTGAATATGTGGCAAACAAAATCAAACCAGTATATTTGAGAGATGTGAATGTAAATTACAATGGCACTGGTATGGCATTTCACTCCGATGGTAACTTTAACGAAATAGAAATGTCCTTATCATTCCAAGAGTCAAGAACTCTCAATAGAAAAGATGTAGAAACGGGTGGATTCTAATGACTACAAAATATTTTAAAGAATTAGAGTTTGTTGGTTACCGATTTGGTGACAACGAAGAACCAGTTCTCTATAAAAATTTATCCCAATATGTGGATATGATTGATGACCTAAAGAATTCTATTACTTTTTATAACAAGTATACAATTCAATCAGAAGAACGTCCTGATACCTTATCATATAAACTTTATGGAACAACAGATTATTATTGGACATTCTATTTGATGAATGATGCTATTCGTATTTCTGGTTGGCCAGTTGCAACACATGAACTGTTGGATATATCAAAGGAAAAGTATCCCTATCGTATGGTGACGACCAATACTGATATATCAAATATATTTCCTGTTGGTCAGAGTGTTAGGGGTCAGACCAGTGGAACGGTAGGAACAGTAATTCGTAAGATTCCTGATTTTGGACAAATCGTGATTGATACGGGCGGAGAACCAAACACAACAAACTTCGGTCAAACCGAAGTGGTATCATATACAGATAACGAAGGCAATTTGCAGACAATCACACTTGTCAAAGAATCTGAACAGTATAATGCTATTCATCACTACGAAGACGCTGATGGTGTATGGCAAGATTTACCCTTGTATGACTTCAATAATCCTAATGTCTCTTGGACACCAATCACATATAGAGATAGATTAGAATTGAAAAACGATGAACTAAAAGAAATCAACGTCATCAAACCAGACGTAATTACTAGAGTTGTATCCGAGTTCAATAACTTTATGAAACAAAGAGTCTAATGTCAAGTAAACCCAATCAGTCTCAACAATACAAGATAACCGAAGCATCCATTTCTGCTGACCGTCTTGGTAATGTCTATGATGTAACAACCAGTATTGCGGAATTCAATATCTTTGAAAGTCTTGATAAACCATATCTCACGGGTTCGGTCGCTATTCTTGACGATAAGTCTCTGTTTGATATTATTGATTTCAAGGGAACAGAAAGATTTACTATAAGAATGGCATCTGTTACTAATGACTTGAATACTGTATTTGAGAGAACATTTATTATGACCAGTATCGAGAAATCGGTAAAGACTAACAGTAATGCCAATGCGAGTATGAATCTCTTCACTCTAATTGAAGAACACGCATTTGTTGCTAGAGCCAAGAAGATTAGTAAATCCTTCTCTGGTAGTATTGAGAGAATTCTGACAAAACTCATTGCGAGAGAAATGGGTAAGGATGTTGACTTGTCTTATCTACAGGGAACCAATGTTGTTCAGAGTAATCTAAAAGGCATCATTCCAAACCTAACTGTCTTGGAAGCATTACAATGGTTAGTGGGTAGAGCGACCACTGAAACGGGCGCTCCATTCTTTGCTTACGCTTCTATGCACGATGATAATGTTCGTTTAGGTAATCTTGATGTGATGTTACAACAATCTCCGTGGAATAACAGACTCCCATATACCTACAATCCATCCAACGTAAGTCTTGCGGATGGTCAAAGTGAATTTGAAAAAACTTTCATTATCAAAAGTATCAGGACAGCGAAGATGTCTAATACTCTGAAATTGATTGAACAGGGTGCGGTGAGTTCTAACTATGCTAACACCAATCTAAACACTGGTCAGATTTTCTCTCAACCATATAGTATTCGCAAGACTTTGGAGGAGATGAATAAACGAGAAATCATTGGTAAGAATCAAAATGTATTTGATGGAGATTTCTTTTTGGATGGACAACAGATAGATTTATATGAGTCTCGTAGATTTCATACCGTGACATCATCAGGAACTTATGGCCGAAACAAGAGTTATCACGATGAGTTTGATGAGACTATGTTTAGAAAGAAAATAGAATCACCTTCATTGAAGGGTCATCTGTATAAGAATATGATAAATGTTGTTGTTGAGGGAGCAGGATTTATTATTGCCAAAGCAACTGTCGGTGATATTGTTAGAATGAATATAATCAATGATAACGTGGAAACTAAAAAGAATGCTGATGAAAATACTGCGTTGGATAAGAGATATTCGGGTAATTTTGTAATATATGATACAAGACATACCTTTCAGGGAACTCAACATACCATAAGTATGAATGTATGTAAACTGGAGAGAGACAACTAATGAAACCTTCAGTAATACCATCAGAATATTATGGCGATTCTACTCGTTGGTTCATCGCAACTGTGGTGAGTAATCAGGCTCCCGTAGGTTATGAGGGTCGCATCAAGATTCGTGTTCACGGTTTACATAGTCAGTCAACTCAAGATATTCCTGAGAGTGACCTCCCTTGGGCACAATGTCTTCTACCAACCACAGAAGGTGGTGTATCTGGTCTGGGTCGCATTCCTCGTCTACAACCAAGCGCATTGGTGTTTGGTTTCTTTATGGACGGAGTAAGTTCACAAACACCTATTATCTTAGGTTCTATTCCACACATTGAACTTCCATCGGAAATTCAACTGGGTCAACCAGAAGAAAATGTCGGTGAAGAGAAACCAGAGGGATTCTGGAATAGTCTTGTAGAAGTCTTTAGACCAAACAATGTAAATATAGATAATGACAATAGTGGTAACATCAACAATCTTATCAAGAGTGCGAGAGAACAGGCTGCGATTAGTTTTTTTCTCAATCTAGGATATACACTAAATCAGACTATCGGTATCGTATCATCCATTTCGTATTGGTCTGGTATGAGAACGGGTATCAATGTAAGAGGTAAAGGTCTTGTTGGTTGGTCAGATGTGAGATGGACAGACCTGAAAGCATTCTCAAATGACTATCTAAAGTTTACTACACAACTTGAGTTCATAGCATACGAACTGAAGACAACCGAAAGTCAATCAAACATCAGACTATTAGACACAAAGAATATTGAAGGTCGTAATGGTTCGGTAGAGACTTTTATCAGATATTATACAAAAAGAATAGATACAAAACTTATCAAACAGACCGAAATTGCGGCAAGACGATTGAGAGATAGGATTTAATTATGTCATTATCAAAAGATGATATTAATAATACACTCAAACAGGAATCTGTGAAGTCTCTTGTCAAAAGAGATAATAAGAAAAAATACAAATATGTTGAGATAACTGGAGTTGATGCAGAAGGTTTTGAGTATACTGAAACTAGAAGAATTGAAATTGATGTCAATGATAATAATGCGTCAATTGCAGCGAAAGCAATCAAAGCTAGTGAGGATAGTCTTGTAAAAACCATTACACTTGTTGGTGAGAAAGATGGTGAAATTTATGGTGGTGTAAAGAGTCTTGGTAAAGATACTATTATCAACGGAGAGACCGTAAAAAATACATCTGTTAGTAAGTTGACCGATTCGGTTGGTTCATTGACGGGAACAAAAACTCCCTCCGCATCGCTTGGTTCAATAACAGGACTTCCCGCTCAAACTGCGGGAGACAAAGCATCATCTTCTGTTGAGGTAGTGGGTGCTGCTGGCCCATCTAGTATCGCATCTTCGGTATCTGTTGCTGCCAGTAAGAAAAATGCCGCTGCAAATGATATCGCTTCCTTTGCTTCTAGTATTGCTGATGCGGGAGAATCAAGTCTCATCACATCATCTATTCCAAATATTAGTTTCGGTAGTTTAGAAGACACCATAAAATCAGTTACTCCTGTGGGTAATATATCGGGTAAGTTGAACAATTTAAAAGATAACTTGAGTGCCGCAACGGGGATATCTGCACTGACACCACAGTCAACAGGGTCAAAGAACTTTCTGTCAAACTTCAGTGATGCTGGTAGTGTTATCAGGTCGGGTCTAACAAACGTAACATCATCAATCAACGACTTTGGTAAAACCTTAACTGAATTTATTAGTGATACAACAAAAAGATTTGATGTTGGTTTACAATCAGGATTTCTTCAAAACATCGGTGAGACCATAGGTGGTAATGCTAAATCATCTCTTGCGAATATTGTTTCGGGTGGTATTGCGTTGAATGATGATGAGTATAAAAAGATTTTTAGTGAACTTACCGCAGAAGACCCAAAACAAAAAGCGACTGCCATAGGAACAATCATATCAAAATCACCTAACGTAAGTGATAGAATGAAGGGTATTGTATCAAGAACAAAAGCAAGTAATGCTTCCGACTTGTCTACGAAAGTATCTGCCGAAGCAAGGAAACAGGGTATTCCCGAAAACGAAATCCTTGGTTTTGATAATGAAATTATAACAATTGAAAGTGGGATTGATAAACTAGATACCACAATCGGTGGCACCTTTGTTGTTGATGCTGATTTATTTGATGAGGGTATTTCTATTGGTAGTGTCAATCAAAGATGGTCTGGTAAAACCAGTGGTGATGATGTCTTCACATATGTCTCATCGGTTGAGGAACTGGATACGGAATTTGCCAAAATCAATCGTAATGTTACCGAAGTAATTGTTCATGCATTTGACACATATACCAATAAGAACATCGGTGCGATTGAAATCAACAACATTCATAATGAACTGGGACATGATGGTATTGGTTATCACTATGTGATAAGACGTGACGGCAGACTACAACGTGGTCGTCCTGTCAATAGAAAAGGTGAACACGCGCCAGTCAATGGCCACGATGACTTCTCAATTGGTATTGTTATGGTCGGTGGTTTGGATTCTCCGTCTGGTTCTGATAATGTTCGTAGAAGCGCTGGAGCATTCACTCGCGCACAGTATACGACACTTGAACAATTCCTTGGTGGATTCTATAGGAAATATCCAGGCGGTCAAGTGTTTGGTCATAGTGATGTTGACCAATCGGAGATTGACCCATACTTTGATGTGATTGATTATGTTGATTCTATCTTTCGTAAGAAGAACGTTATTGCGGATACTCTAAATAGTAAATCATTACCAAATAGTGTAATTGTTCAATCGGTGGCGGTTGAATCTCTTGGGAGAAGTATTGCATTTACCGAAACGATTAATGAATTGGATGGCAGTGCTGTAATCAACACCAAAGTAATTGAACCTGACGGAGACATTCCAAAAGAAACAGAGGCTACACTAAAAGATACGACAAGACCTCCTGTTCCCAAAAGAAGTCCTGATGGTGTCATTCCTGTTCCGTTTACTGACCCTGATGATGGAACTGTTTATTATTATGAATGGAGTGACAAAGATGGGGAATGGCAATTCGTTGAGGATTACAGTGAATATGAAACAGATAACAGAAAACCTTCTGTAGAGACCAAAGTATATGACAACTAAAAAAGATAAAATTGCATTAAGAGAAGAAAAACTAGGTACAGGTCAAGAACTTACGGTTGGTGTTCCAGAAAATGGTATGCAGAATGCGTCTGGTGATTTACCTAAACGTGAATACAACTATGGGCCTTCTCTCAACAAAGCATCACTAGGAACAAAGGTCAATAGACTTGCCGTGGGTGGTGGTGATGTTGGAGTATCTCTAAATCTATCTCCTCAGAGACCTTCTCAACATCCTTTCAATGATGTGAACGAGACACCATCGGGTCATGTCGTTGAGTATGATGACACGCCTGGCGGTGAACGTATTCTTATCAAACATCGCAAAGGTGCTGGTATTGAGATGAGAGCCGATGGTTCTGTAATCATCTCTGCGGTCAATAACAAGGTAGAAGTCACTGGCGGTGACCAGACGGTCATCGTAGAGGGTCATGGCAATCTAATCTATAATGGTAATCTCAATCTAAAGGTTACGGGTGACTACAACGTAGATGTTGGTGGCAACTATAACGTCAATGTTGCGGGTAATAAGGTAGAGGATATTCAAGAGAATCATCGCACAACGGTGACTCGTAACTCTATCTACACAACCAAAGAGACCCGAACAACCAAGACAATTGGCACACATACCGACATTATGTTATCAGACAACAATCAGATTGTCAAGGGAAATCAACAGAATCTCGTTGAAGGAAATATTGACATCGCATCGGAAGATAAAATCTTTGTTTCTGGTAAAGAACAGTTTGCGGTCACATCAAAAGTATCTAATATCACTGGCGCTAAACAGATTACCATCTTTGGTAACAAGGGTGTCATCGGTGGTAAAGAGGTTGACTACACAGGTAAATCTTATTATGGAAGCAAGGGTGAAGTCGAAGCGGCATCAAACGCAATCTTCTATGGAACATTTAAGGGTGTCGCAACCGAAGCACTTCGTTCAGTTGCGGCGGATACTGCACGAGTCGCACAATCACAGACATATGGTGAAGCTGCCACGTCTGGTTCTATAACAGCCGCACAAACGTCACTGACTCAAGAATCAATATCTGGTCAGGACGCACCAATCACTCCTGACTTGGTGGTTGACCATTCGATTAATGGTTCATATGCGATTAGAACTGTAGTTATTGATGCAGAAGATAAACTGAAGAATAGTCTTTCACTACAAGATAAGTATTCAGACTTCTTCTATAAGACACCGACGATTGCTGAGATTCGTTCTGCATTGAAAAGTGAATCCGTATCTAATGCGATTGGTAATACACTCGTATCAGATAATTTGTTAAATCCTGATTATAAGAGTAAGACTCCTCCTGCCATCGGTAGAACTGCAAAGAAATCCGCATCATCTAGATTTGGATATCAACCGATTGGTAATGCGCTTGAGAGTAGAGGTAAGAGATTTAGACCATGATTATATTAGCTGACCCAGTATACAACCCAGAGAATCAGACAACAATTAACTCCGCTACCAAGTTGGGGCCTGGCATTACTATCGCTAAATTCCTTGGTGCGTATGGTGACAGAACACCATTCAATCATATTGAGAGTCTATCGACACGTAAGAGAATTGCACGTAATCTTTATCCTCACGCAGAGGCGATGAAGATGATTAATGAAAGTCCTTTATTTGAAGACATTCGTCTTATCATCTCAGAAGGTGTCTTTCAACCCAAGAACTTTATTTGGACAGGCGGAGTGATTGATGAGAAACGTTTTGGTCGGTTAGTCTATTATCAAGTAATCGATAAAGAAGGTAATATTGATTTTGAGAAGACGTTTGATATCGCCGAATACTGGAAAGACTATATTGAGTTTGATACATTGTATCTGGATTATGATTCATATAATCCAGATGGAAGTCTTACCGCACAGATTGGGTTGAAGTTTCCTGAGATACCATCAACCTTTGATGTCACAATGAAAAATAATATTGAAACTTGGTATAATAATAACCTTATGAGTAAAAATGAACTAGTAGAAATTCGAGAAACCGAGTAAAAAGTATATAAATAGAATCATGGCAAGAAGAGCATTCGCACAAGAAGATACTAATATCCAGACTGCATCGGTAACGACCAGTCGGAATAAACAGTATACTGATATCGACCTGACATTTCAGGCGAAACCGTCTAGTGGAGAAATCTATAAAAAGACGGACGCAGCTGCTGTGAAACAGGCAATCAAAACTCTTATTCTGAGTAACACATTAGAAAAACCTTTTAGACCCAACTTTGGTGGAAATATAAGAGGTCAATTATTTGAGTTAGCTGATAAGGGAAGAGACGCTATTATTCGTAATAGAATTATCAAGAGTGTTCAGTTCTATGAACCCAGAGCGGAGGTTATTGATTTGGTAGTGAATACACAACCAGACCGAAATAGCCTTACAGTAACATTAAGATTCAAGGTAGTGAATACGGAAGAAGAAGTTGAATTCTCTACAACACTTTCAAGGTTAAGATAAAATGGCAACAACAATTAAATCAACCTCATTAGATTTTGATGCAATCAAAAACAATCTGAAAACTTTCCTTGAACAGAGTGGAGAGTTCAATGATTATAACTTTGAGGCATCAGGTCTCTCTAGTATCCTAGATGTTCTTGCATATAACACTCATTACAATGGTTTGATTGCAAACTTTGCGTTGAATGAGTCATTCCTCGGAACTGCACAACTTCGTGGTTCAGTTATCTCTCTCGCAGAGGGCATTGGTTATGTTCCAGATTCTAAAACCTCATCGCAAGCTATTGTAAAACTGTCTATGAATTTATCTGGTATCCCTGATAGAGAAAATAAAATTAGTATTGATGATGGATTCAAGTTCAACGCAACGGTTGATGATACTCAGTATGTGTTTCAGACCCTAGAAGACTTGAGCGCAACTGATGATGGTAATGGTATATACAACTTTACTGATGTATCGGGTGAACAGAACATTACGATATATGAGGGAACATCTAGAAGAAAAACCTTTCTTGCATTGTCAGCAACAGACAATCCTAATTATATCATTCCAGACCCAAATATGGATATTGACACAGCGGTTGTTCGTGTATATGAAAATTCTTCTTCAAGTAACTTTACAACATACACCAATATTCTCAAGGCGACGACGATTTCTCAGAACTCTACACTCTTTATTCTAAAGGAAGCCCCGAACGGTTATTTTGAATTATCGTTTGGTAATGGGAGAACTTTAGGTGTAGCGCCGTCAGCGGGTAATAAAATTACTATTGATTATCTGTCAGTATCAGGTGACGCATCGGATACCGCAAAAATATTCTCTCCACAAAATCAAGTGACTGTTGGAGGCGAACAATATAATGTTACGGTATCAACAGTATCAAACGCTATTGGTGGTGGTGATAAAGAAACTATTGACTCCATTCGTAAGAATGCACCTTTTCAGTATGCATCACAAAATAGAATGGTAACTGCTATAGATTATTCTACACTTGTTCTGCGTAACTTTTCCACACTTATCAAAGATATCCAATCTTATGGTGGGGAAGATGCTCTTGAACCAGAATTTGGAACGGTATTCCTATCAATACTATTCAATGATAA